ACCAGATCAAGTTGAACTTTATTTGAAGGCTATTAAATGAATTTTTATACGAATGTAGTTCTTGTTGGAAATGAAATACTTTCCAGAGGGTATTCTGACGGAAAACATTATAAAAACAGAGAAGAGTTTTACCCAACTCTTTATGTGACTTCTGGTAAGAAAACAAAATTCAAAACACTTGAAGGTAAGTATGTAGAACAAGTTAAACCTGGAACCATTCGTGAAACAAGAGAATTCATTAGTAAATATGAGAATGTAGATAACTTTGAACTATACGGAAATACCAGATATATCAACCAATACATTTCTGAAAATTTCAAAGGAGAAATTAAGTTTGATATTACTAAAATCAAATTGATTACAATTGATATTGAGGTGGCATCAGAAAATGGATTTCCTGATGTAAAAAGTTGTAGTGAAAAAATTCTTACAATCTCTATTCAGGATTATGCCACCAAAGAAATCTTTACTTGGGGCATCAAACCTTTTATAAACAAACAAAAAAATGTAACTTATTATCAGTGTTCAGATGAAATGGACCTGTTGGATAAGTTTATTTTCTGGTGGGAAGAATATTCTCCAGAGGTGGTTACAGGATGGAATTGTCGTCTTTATGACATTCCATATTTGTATGGAAGATTGTGTAGAGTTCTTGGACAGAAAGTGGCAAAGCAACTTTCTACCTGGGGTATTGTTACAGAAGAAGAAATCACCATTAAAGGTAGATCACATAATACTTGTGATATTGCTGGTCTGACTGTTCTGGATTATCTTGAGTTGTATACAAAGTTTACCTATACAAATCAAGAATCATATCGTCTGGATCATATTGCTGAAGTGGAGTTGGGACAAAAGAAACTAGACCACTCTGAATATGATACATTTAAAGAGTTCTATACAAAAAATTGGCAAAAGTTTGTAGAATATAACATTGTGGACGTGGAACTTGTGGACCGTTTGGAAGACAAGATGAAACTGATTGAACTTGCCATTACTATGGCATATGACTCAAAGGGAAACTATAATGATGTATTCTTTCAAGTCAGAACTTGGGATTCAATTATCTACAACTATCTTAAAGAAAAGAATATTGTCATTCCTTTCAAAAAAGAAACTAAGAAGGATTCTAAATTTGCTGGTGCCTATGTTAAGGAACCTATTCCAGGAAGATATGATTGGGTTGTAAGTTTTGACTTGAACTCACTGTATCCACATTTGATTATGCAGTATAACATTAGTCCTGAAACACTTTTGGAAGAAAGGCATCCAAGTGTGACTGTAGAGAAGATCTTAAATGAAACATTAGATTTTTCTCTCTATTCTGATTATGCAGTATGTGCCAATGGTGCTATGTATAGGAAGGATGTTCGTGGATTTCTGCCAGAACTCATGGAAAAAATGTATACTGATCGTGTCATCTATAAAAAGAAGATGATTCAGGCAAAGAAGAAATACGAAAAGACTCCAACCAAAGAATTAGAAAAAGAAATTGCTAGATGTAATAACATTCAAATGGCAAAGAAAATTTCTTTGAACTCTGCTTATGGTGCAGTTGGAAATGAGTACTTTAGATATTTCAAACTTGCAAATGCAGAAGCAGTAACTCTTTCTGGTCAAGTATCTATTAGATGGATTGAAAATAAACTCAATCAATATTTAAATAAAATTCTTAAGACAGGAGATGTTGATTATGTTATTGCTGTGGATACTGATTCTGTTTATCTCAACATGGGTCCTCTGGTTGAAACTGTATTCAAGGGAAGAGAGAAAACTACTGAAAGCGTTGTCTCGTTCCTTGATAAGATCTGTCAGGTGGAATTTGAGAAGTATATTGAAGGTTCTTATCAAGAATTGGCGACCTATGTAAATGCCTATGACCAAAAAATGCAGATGAAACGAGAAAATATTGCTGATCGTGGAATCTGGACTGCCAAGAAACGTTATATTTTGAATGTTTGGGATAGTGAGGGAGTTAGATATGAAACTCCTAAACTCAAGATGATGGGAATTGAAGCAGTAAAATCCTCTACTCCTGCTCCATGTAGAGTCAAAATTAAAGAGGCACTCAACATCATCATGAATAAAACTGAAGATGATTTGATTAGTTTTGTAGATAAGTTCAAGAAGGATTTTCGTAATCTTCCTCCAGAAGAAATTTCTTTTCCAAGATCTGTAAATGAACTTACAAAATATAGATCATCATCTACAATTTACCAATCTGGGACGCCTATTCACACAAGAGGAGCTTTGCTGTATAATTACTACATCAGAGACAAAGGATTGGATTCAAAGTATCCATTAATTAATAATGGAGAAAAAATTAAATTTTGTTATCTTAAAAAGGCAAATCCAATCAGAGAAAATGTAATCTCATTTATCCAACAATTTCCTAAAGAACTTGGACTTGGTAAATATGTAGATTATGATCTTCAATTTGAAAAAAGTTTTATCGAACCACTCAAAAACATTCTTAATTGTATTGATTGGAACGTAGAAAAAGTAAACACATTAGAATCACTATTTGCATAACTATGGACTTCTTAAAAGATATTGTAAAGGAAATTGGTGGAGAATATACACAACTTGCAGCAGACATTGATGAATCTGAAACTTATGTGGACACAGGTTCGTACATTTTTAATGCTCTTGCCAGTGGTAGTATATTTGGTGGGGTATCTGGCAATAAGATTACTGCAATCGCAGGTGAAAGTTCTACAGGAAAAACTTTCTTCTCACTGGCAGTGGTTAAGAATTTTCTTACCAATAATCCTGATGGATACTGCTTGTATTTTGATACTGAAGCAGCAGTAACCAAGTCCATGTTGGAAAGCAGAGGTCTTGATACCAGTAGGATTGTTGTAGTTAATGTAGTTACTATTGAAGAGTTTAGAAGCAAAGCACTCAAGGCAGTTGATTTGTATCTCAAGCGCAAAGAAGGTGAACGTAAACCTTGTATGTTTGTTCTTGATTCTTTGGGAATGCTTTCTACAGAGAAAGAAATTGATGATGCCCTGAATGAAAAACAAGTTCGTGACATGACCAAATCACAATTGGTCAAAGGTGCATTTAGAATGTTGACTCTGAAACTTGGGCAAGCTAAAATTCCTATGATAGTAACCAATCATACATATGATGTTGTTGGATCCTACATTCCAACAAAAGAAATGAGTGGTGGTTCTGGACTTAAGTATGCTGCTTCTACAATCATCTATCTTTCTAAAAAGAAAGAGAAGGATGGAACAGAAGTTGTTGGTAACATCATCAAGGCAACAACTCATAAATCACGCTTGAGTAAAGAAAACAAAACAGTGGAGGTGAGGTTGTACTATGATGAACGTGGTCTGGATAAGTATTATGGTCTCCTTGATCTTGCTGAAAAATACGAAATCTTTAAGAAAGTGGGAACTCGTTATGATATCGGAGATGGTACTTCTCAATTTGGAAAAACTATCATGGAGAATCCAGAGAAGTACTTTACAAAGGAAATCCTCCAAGCCTTGGATGAAGTATCACAAAAAGAATTTAGATATGGAGGGTGATGGAAAAAGTAGAAAATACAATTCTAAAAAATCTACTGTTTAATAATGATTACTGCAGAAAAGTACTACCTTTTATCAAGTCTGAATACTTCGAAAATTTCCACGAGAAAGTCATTTTTGAAGAAGTTTGTAAGTTCATTCTTTCCTATGACAATCTTCCAACTAAAGAAATTATTCTAATTGAAGTTGAAAGAAGAATTGATATTACAGAGGATACATATAAGGTCATCTGTGATTATTTTTCTAAATTAGATGATGAACCATCAGAAACTAATTGGATTGTAGATACCACTGAAAAGTGGTGTAGAGATAAAGCGATTTATCTTGCTCTCATGGAATCTATTAAGATTGCAGATGGGCAAGATGAAAAGAAATCACGAGATGCAATTCCATCAATCTTACAACAGGCACTTGCTGTAAGTTTTGATAATCACATTGGACACGACTACTTAAATGACTACCAAGAAAGATATGAATCTTATCACAGAAAAGAAGACAAAATCCCCTTTGACCTTGAATACTTCAACAAAATTACAAAAGGTGGTCTCCCTAACAAGACTCTCAATATCGCTCTTGCTGGTACAGGCGTCGGCAAAAGTCTATTCATGTGCCACATGGCTAGCTCCATCCTCCTGCAAGGGCTCAATGTTCTCTACATTACACTTGAAATGGCAGAAGACAGGATTGCTGAAAGAATTGATGCGAATCTCCTGAATGTAAATATTAAAGATATTGTTGAACTTCCCAAACCTATGTTTGAGAGCAAAGTGAATACTATTGCTAAAAAAACACAGGGAACAATAATCATCAAAGAATATCCAACTGCATCAGCACATGTAGGTCATTTTAAATCACTCTTAAATGAACTTTCTCTTAAGAAATCATTTAGACCTAATATTATTTTCATTGACTACCTTAACATTTGTGCTTCCAGTAGGTATAAGTCAAATTTTTCTGTCAATTCTTATTCATATGTTAAAGCAATTGCAGAGGAACTTAGGGGTTTGGCAGTTGAATTCAACGTTCCAATCGTTTCTGCTACTCAAACCACTCGTAGTGGTTATGGCAATAGCGATGTTGAACTTACTGATACTTCTGAGTCCTTTGGTCTCCCTGCTACTGCTGATCTTATGTTTGCCCTTATTAGTACAGAAGAACTTGAGCAGATGGGACAAATTATGGTAAAGCAATTAAAGAATAGATATAATGATCCAACTATCAATAAAAGATTTGTAGTTGGAATTGATAGAGCAAAAATGAGACTCTATGATTGTGAACAAAGTGCTCAGAAAGATATTCTTGACTCTGGACAAGAAGAGGAATATAATAATGAGGACGACTCTAAAAAAAGTAAATTCGAAGGTTTTAAATTTGTATGATGGACAAAGTAGATTTTAACAAGTATCAAAACTTTGTAGATGCTGTCACATCTGATGCATCAAAAGATTTTGTAGCATTTTCTGATCGTATTGTAGAACTGGATCGTAAAGGTGCTAATATTGAACGACTCCTGACTGCTGGTGTTGGTATCAATGCTGAAGGTGGTGAGTTTCTTGAAATTGTGAAGAAGATGATTTTCCAAGGTAAGCCCTGGAACCAAGATAATAAAGATCATCTCATCACTGAACTTGGTGATCTGATGTGGTATGTGATGCAGGCATGTATTGCTTTGGAAGTTCCTATTGATTATGTCATCTCAAAGAATGTGGACAAACTGATGAAGCGTTATCCTGAGGGTGCTTTTGATGTATTCTATTCTGAAAATCGTTCAGAAGACGATAGATAATAATAAACTATAAGTAAATGTCTAAGTTTAAAGGACCAAGCTTAAAGCCAACAGAGTTGGGTTTGGGTGGAACCTACCCTACTGTTACCTCATACAAAAGGGCTGTTCTATCTGCCATTGATGAAAAAATTCGTGAATTTAACATGGTTGACCCCAACTATGCACCTTACCTCAAACATCTTATCAATAATGCTGGTTCATCAAAATCTTTTCCAGGATATTCTGCTCTTAAAAAAGTTTTAGAATCAACTCCTACTGGTGATAGTCCTAATTCTTTAAAAGAAATAGAAAAATATTTTGCAGAAGTGATAGGACCAATTTCTCTAGTTGAAAATAAAGAAATTAATAAAAAAACTACTTTTACTGAATCATCTTCTGTAGGAGTTCCAAATAGTGTGAGTCAGAGTGGATATGATTTTTCTATAAATGGCACTGAAGTGACAGTAAAAATGCCAACAGGAAAAACAAACACTCTTAAACCAGGAGATATTGTAGGCAATAAAGATTTTGTAAATTTAATTAATAAATCAAATAACAAAAAATTTAAAGAGATATTGAGTTTGATGAAGGTTTTAAGTGTCAATTCTGCAAAACTTGGACCTTATATTGCAATTTATGGTGAAGGTGGTAAAGGTGGTGGAGTTTTAGATGAGTTAGTTGGTAAAAAAAGAGAACAAGATTCTGTTTTAATTCCAGGAAACTCAACAGAACTTCCTGAAAAAATGATCTCATTCTATGCTAATGCATTAGAAAAACAAATTGAAATTTGGTCAAAGTTACCTACTATCAATTCATCACTAATTGAATTTACAAATTTATATTACAATACCAAACAATTATTTGCTTTTAGCTATAAAATTGAAAGCACTGGGAATGGCAAACCAAAATTTTCCAATGCAGTTAAAGGAGCATCTATTGTAGGTAAAGGAAGAGCTGGTCCTTTTGGAAGTGATTCCAATGGAGATATGACATTAAATCCAACAAGAGAAAAACCAGAAAAAATTGGTATTCAAATGACATTTTAAACTTATGATTGATCTGAGAACTGGAGATTGTATTGAGTTGGCAAAACAACTTGATGACAACTCTATTGATTGCACTGTAACCTCACCACCATACAACAAACAAAAGATTGGTGGTGGATTGTTTCGTAAAATTGAATATGATAAGTTTGATGATTCACTTCCAGAGGATGTTTATCAGGAGCAGCAGATTGAACTGCTGAATGTTCTGTTTGACAAAACCAAAGAAGGAGGTTCACTGTTCTATAATCATAAGGTTAGGTATCTGAATGGTAATGCAACTTCTCCATGGGAATGGTTGCCTAAGACCAAGTGGCACATTAGAGAAGAGATCATTTGGAATAGGGGAAGTGGCCCAGAGATTTCTGGATATAGATTCACGCAGATTGATGAGAGAATCTATTGGTTGTGCAAAGGTGCAAAGCGTCCTAAACTTCCCAGAAGGTCTGTAAATTATGGTAGTGTCTGGAAGTTTGGTCCCGAGATGAAGAATCCTCATCCTGCACCATTTCCTATCATTCTCCCTTTGCGTTGTATTCAAGGTGTTCTCCAAGAACCTGGATTAATTCTTGACCCTTATAGTGGTTCGGGAACTACTGGACTTGCTGCCAGACTTCTTGGACATGATTATATTGGATTTGATTTGTCTGATGACTATCATGCCATGGCAAGAGAAAGAATTTACAATCCATCTAAGAAAGACCTTGAGAAGTTTACTGAAGAATGTGGTATTGAGGTAAATACTGAAAGGGATATATTTACGCTACTTTCCTGATGGAAGATTTTTTTAAAGAACTTGTGATACTTTATAAGAAACGCATTCGCATTAGGCAACTGAAAAAACAAACTATTGAAAATTTTTGCAGGTTTTATGTAAGTTTTGTAGACCAATATAAAGACCCTAAAGATAAGAAAGATAAATATTTACAAGTAAAAAAACTTGGATTGCAATATATTCGTAGCAACCAAGATTTGATATATTCAGAAATCAATAGATGAAAAGATTTTCAGAATTTATTTTAGAAGCAAGAACATCCCAAGCAGCACAGAAAGCACATAAGCTTGGGTTAGTTGGTGATGGGCATGGATATTGGATTGACAAACAGAAACAGAGAGTAGCAAGAACATTTAAAGGTCAACTTGAATTTATAAGTGGGAAGAAGAAAAAAGGTGGTGAGGAAGAAGAACAAAAGAAACAAAAACCTGCTGATGTAAAACAAGGTAGAGCAAAGAAACAAAAACCAGCACCAAAGAGATTAGGAACCAAACCACAACAACCAACAGCACAGAGAACTAAGGCACTTGCAACAACTGGGGCAACAGGAAAACCTCCAGCAGGAGCAGCACCTAAAAAAGATTCAAGAGGTGAAGTTGCCACTGTAGTGTTTGGTAAGTTTAATCCACCAACAGTTTCACATCAAAAAGCATTCAGCACTGCAAAACAAACTGCAACTGAAGGAAACTTTTACATCTTCCCAAGTAGGTCTCAGGATGGAAAACAGAATCCATTAGACCCAGATTTAAAGATTTCTTATATGAAGGAAATGTTTCCTGAGTATGCAGAAAATATTATTGATAGTGATGAATTTGTTACTATCTTTGATGTTCTTACATTCTTAAATCAAGAAGGATATACTGGAGTCAATATTGTTTGTGGTGCAGAAAGAGTATCTGAAATTGATAATCTTGCAAACAAAAACAACGGTCAGTTGTATGATTATACAAGTATGAATGTAATTTCTGCTGGACCAAAAGATGCAGATGTTGCTTCTGATGCAGCAAGAAAGGCAGTGGCAGAAAATGATTTTGAGTCGTTCAAAAAAATGCTTCCAAAAAATTTCAAAAAATCAAAGCAGTTGTTTGCAGATTTGCAGCAATCTATGAATGTGAAAGAAGGATATAATCTTTGGGAGATTGCTCCAGAGTATGATTGGAAGGGACTAAGAGAAAATTATATCTTTGGTCATCTTTTTAGAGTTGGGTCTAAAGTAGAAAGTACTCATACAGGACTTAGAGGAGAAGTAATTCGTTCTGGTGCCAATCATCTAATATGTGTGACTGAAGATGGGATTATGTTTAAGTCTTGGATTAAAGATGTTTGTGAATATACAGAAGTAAAAATGGATAAGATTATGAGAGATAAAATACATCCTAATACATTAGTTGGAACCTCTGGATATACAAAATACGTAGCATCTATGACCCCAGGAGCAACAGTGGATTCTATAAATAAAATAAGGAAAACCGTAAGTAAAGTTAAATGACTAACATTTGGACACAATCATTTGAAGAGGTCAGGAAACCATTTTTTGAAATGGATGATCCTTATACCAAACTTGAAGAAGAGAAGGCCAAGAGAGATTATGATGGGGATGGTAAAGTAGAAAGTGGTGCTAAAGAGTATCGTGGTGCAGTTCATAATGCCATTCAGAGAAAGAAAGGTGGAAAACCAGATGGTCAAGATACCTCAAGTGTAAAGGAAGAATCTCTTGTAGAAATTGAAAATAAGGTTTCAAAGGGTGCAGATAAAAAAGTTGATGTAATGAAAGGTAAAAATACAGTTACCATTAATCCACAACTGGGAATGAAGGAAGAAGTTGAGGCATGGGTCAGTGAACTTGTAGAAGAAGGTTATGACCTCTCAGAATTTACCTGGGACGAAATGACTGAGATTTATGAGTCTGCTGAACTTAATGAAGGAACTGCTGAAATGCCAGCAAGAGGTGATGCTGAAACTATGAATGTTACAGATACCCAAATGGCATCTGCTAAGAGAAGAGCAGCACAAGCTCAAATCAGAGCAGATATGGCTCGTGTTCAACTTCAAAAAGCATCTATGACAAGAGAATCTTTTGATTCTATTCTTGAGTATCTTTCAAATAGACCAGATGCATTTGAAAATCTTGATGAGGCAGTATTTGACCCAAAAAAGTCTAAGATGAGACCTGCATCACAAAGGTCTCAAAGAACTATGACTCCTGCTCAAAGAACAGCACAAAAGAAAGAAGCAGAAAGAACTGCAGCAATTCATAGCAAAGGAGAAACTGTTCTTGCTGGTATGAGATCTTCTGGAACCAGAGGAAAAGTTCAAACAACTCCAACTCCAAAACCAGCAGCACCAGCATCAAATAGAAAGGTGAAAGGTCGTTATGACAAACTTGCTGCAGCAGCATCTAAGGTTCTGAAAGATATTAACAGATAAATAGTCTTAGATATTTCATAGAGGGTCATTATGGAATTTGGATTAATCTGGGCTTGGGCATTAGCAAATCAAGCATCACTTGCAACTATTCTTCTAATTGTTTCTGAACTTCTTGGAGCATTTCCACAAATTAAATCTAATGGAATTGCATCATTTGTTTTAATTCAAGTTCAGAAAGTTCTTAAGGATAAAGGCGGTAAAACACTGTAAATTAAATAACTCATATTACTTTGGGGACCAAAGTTTAAGGTCTCCTTTTTTTATAAATATTTTTAGACAAAGAAACTTATTAGGTAAAAAGAATGGCACTCTGGGGAAACAACGACAACAAAGGTTCAGGGGGCACAGTCACTTTAAACTACTCAACTTTGGTTGTTACTGGGTCTGGAACAACTTTTGGAGGAGTTGGAGCTGCTGCTACTGGAGATGTAATTAGATTTGGGTATAGAGGTTCTGGCGGAACTTATTTTGGTGATGCTGTTATTGTAGGTATTGCAAGCACAACACAACTTACAATTGCATCTACTGCTGGATTAAGTGGTGCTGCAATTGCATCAACTGATTTTTATATTAGTGAACTTCCTAAATATACTACTCTTGATAGTACATTTAGTAATGCTAATGATTTAGCAGAAACTTTAAAGATTTTATCAATCACTGGAACTGCAACTACAAATGCAGGTGTAGGAACTAATGTTATTCCTGTAGTCCCTCCTGTTGGATTAATTGTTGGAGATCGTCTTTTAAATGGTGGAAATAATCTTATAATTTCAACACTTGGTTCTACCACTATCACTCTTGGATCAACAATTTCTGCAGGAATTGCAACAGGTGATACTCTTACATTCAAGAGATATGTTGATGGATATGATAGACAAGTTTATGGTATTTCTACAGATTCAGTTGCTTCAGCATATAGAGGATACACTCATCAAGGTTGGGTTGGTATTATGACTTATGTTGATACTCATGGAAACTTGAGAGTTAAGAGTGAAGTTCTTGTTGCCATGTCTGGAGTTACAACTGGTTCTAATGGAATCATTTATCCAACTCCTAAGTAATTAATCTATGAAGTTTGATGAATTGAATGAGGATAATTACATCCTTTTTGCTATTAAACACTATGACAATCCTCAAGCGATAACTAAAGAAGATTTTTTTGAGGACTTAAGTAGATTTAAATATATCAAAAAACTTTTAAGACGATATGTTAGATCAGGAGAGTTAAAAACAACTCTCCTGATTAATCATTTTATTATAGTCTTTAATGTTTTTAATGATGCTGCACTTCCACTTTTATTCTTTAAGATTGAAAGAGAATTGTGGTCTTCTATGAAAACATTTTTAATGTATCTGAATAGAATACCAGAATATCCAAAAACTTTTCTAAATGATATTCCTATTGATGAAAATTGTTTAAGAATTTTGGAGACACTATAATGAATCAGTCAAAATTAGATCTAATTATAAATATTATTAGAGAAGAAATGGCTGGTGGTGGTCTTCCAGTAAGTAATGTTTCTGGTGGAAATATAGCAGGAACCCCAGCTGCTGACCCTGGAAATCCTCCAGTTCATAAAAAAAGAAAAAAGAATGTTATATTTTTAGGTCCAAAATCAAGGACTGCATGGGTGAGAAATATTAGACAAAAGTAAAAAAATGTTTAATCAAAACACCACAGCAGACACTAAGATTGCTGTTTTAGAGGAACGTCTTTCCTCATATGAACTTATGCTGAGGAGAATTGATGAGGCAATTCAACTTGTAGGAAAGGCAAATCAGAATATCAGCAAGATGCTTGCTGTCCATGAGGAAAAAATTGAACAGTGTAGTAGAGCAGATGATTATATTAGTAGAACAATTGAAGAACTTAGATTAGAGAACAGAGATCAATATGAAGAAGTTAATAAAAGAATTGATAAAATAGAAGAAAATGTTCAAGAGATTTCTAAAATAAAGTGGATGACTATTGGGTGTGGGGTTCTTCTATCAATCTTAGTTGCAGCGTTCTCAACACTTGCTTCTGGTTGGTGGACACCCTCTGAGATGCAAATGCAGCGCCAGGGACATCTTCATCAACAGAATGTTTCAGATTGACTTAAGACCACATATCTGATAGAATGAGGATCAATATTTCTCTTGAGTATGTCTTTTATTGATGCCAAATATATTGGGTTAGCTTCTTCTAGACTACAGAAATTCAAGAAAGTAAAAAATAATCTTTATAATTTTAGATGCCCTTATTGTGGAGATTCTCAGAGGAACAAGAATAAGGCAAGAGGGTATATCTATCAACTCAAAAATGATCACAATTATAAGTGCCATAATTGTGGAATGTCTAAATCCTTTACAAATTTTCTAAAGGATTTGGATCAATCTCTTTATGACCAGTATATTCTTGAAAGATATAAGAATGGATTAACTGGTAAAAATTCAAACACTCCAGAACCAAGTTTTGATTTTAAAACACCAGAATTCAAAAAAGTAAGTAAGTTAGATTTGCCAACCATAGCAGAACTAAATACAGAACACCCAGCAAAAGTATATTTAAAAAATAGACAAATACCAGAAAAGTACTTGTCATCACTATATTTCTGTGAATCATTCAAGAAATGGACAAATGAACAAAAATATACTTTTGAAACTACTGACCAGGATGAACCAAGAATCATCATCCCACTCATCAATAGAGGGGAAGTATTTGGGTTCCAAGGTCGTAGTTTAAGGAAAGATTCAAAAGTCAAATACATTACAATTATCTTAGATGAACATCATCCAAAAATTTATGGTCTTGATGACATAGATTGGAATCAAACAGTTTATATTACAGAAGGTCCAATTGATAGTATGTTTATTGATAATGCTATTGCAATGGTAGGTGCTGATATTGATAAGATGTTTTTATTACACAATTTTGATGTTGACTTTGTAATGGTCTATGATAATGAAAAAAGAAATAAACAGATTGTAGAAAGAATTGAGAAGGCAATTGATCTTAAATTGCCTGTGGTAATTTGGCCATCAGATATTAAAGAAAAAGATGTAAATGAAATGGTCCTGGCTGGACTTGATGTGAACAATATGTTAAAATTAAATACCTATTCTGGTTTACAAGCAAAGACAAAACTTATTCAGTGGAAACGAGTATGAGCAACGGGTTAAAAGTTAAAAAGAGGAATGGTTCTATTGAACCTTTGAATCTTGATAAAATGCATTTGATGGTGGAAGAAGCATGTAAAGGAATTGCTGGAGTTTCTGCTTCACAGGTTGAAATGCAATCTGGAATTCAATTTTATGATGGCATTACAACTGCAGAAATCCAGGAAATTCTGATTCGTTCTGCATCAGATTTGATTGATTTGGATCACCCAAATTATCAGTTTGTTGCTGCACGTCTTCTTCTTTTTTCTTTGAGGAAGAGTCTTTATGGTGGAATCAAAGACTTTCCTCATCTGGAGAAGCATATTTACAAATGTGTAAATCATGGTGTCTATGATAATGAGATTTTTGTAAAATATTCTAAGGAAGAGATTGATAAGGTAAATAGTTTTATTGACCATGATCGTGATATGCTCTTTACCTATGCAGGGTTGAGGCAGGTTGCTGATAAGTATTTGGTTCAGGATAGGAGCACTGGAAAAGTCTTTGAGACTCCACAGTTCATGTACATGATGATTGCTCTAACTATCTTTGCAGAATATCCAAAAGAAACTCGTTTAGATTACGTTAAGAGATACTATGATGCAATTTCAAAGCACAAAATCAACATTCCTACGCCAATCATGGCAGGTGTTAGAACCCCACTTCGCCAATTTGCAAGTTGTGTTCTTGTTGATGTTGATGATACCCTTGACAGTATCTTCAGCTCTGATATGGCAATTGGTAGGTATGTTGCTCAGAGAGCAGGAATTGGTATCAACGCAGGTAGAATCAGGGGCATCAACAGTAAAATCAGAGGTGGAGAAGTTCAGCACACAGGTGTTGTCCCTTTCCTCAAGAAGTTTGAAGCAACTGTCCGATGCTGCACTCAAAATGGCATCAGAGGTGGATCAGCAACTGTCCACTTTCCAATCTGGCACCAAGAAATAGAAGATATTATTGTTCTGAAAAATAATAAGGGAACTGAAGATAATCGTGTTCGTAAGTTAGATTATTCCATTCAAATTTCCAAGCTCTTCTATGAAAGATTCATCAACAATCAAGAAATTTCACTTTTCAGTCCCCACGATGTTCCTGAGCTTAGTGCTAGTTTTGGGCTTGATGGATTTGACGATTTATATGTGGATGCAGAACGAAATGAATCTATTCCAAGAAAAACTGTTAGGGCTCAAGAACTCATTCTGGAACTTCTAAAGGAACGTGCAGAAACTGGTCGTATTTACATTATGAATATTGACCACTGCAATTCTCATTCTTCTTTCTTAGATAAAGTAGAGATGAGTAATCTTTGTCAAGAGATTACACTTCCCACCAAACCCCTTCAGCATATTGATGATCCAGAAGGAGAAATTGCTCTGTGCATTCTTTCTGCCATTAATGTTGGTAAGGTAAAGTCTGATGATGAATTTGAAGAACTCTGTGACCTTTCAGTTCGTGGATTGGAAGAATTAGTTGATTATCAGAAGTATCCAGTTGCTGCTGCAGAGATTGCCACAAAGGCACGTAGGTCTCTTGGAGTAGGTTTTATTGGACTGGCACACTATCTTGCCAAACTTGGATTCAAATATGAATCACAAGAGGCATGGGATGCTGTTCATGGTCTGTCTGAATCTTTCCAATACTATCTTCTCAAATCATCTAATCAGATTGCCAAAGAGAAGGGTGCCTGTAAGTATTTTAACAGAACCAAATATTCTCAAGGCATTTTGCCAATTGATACATACAAAAAGGACGTAGACGAAATTTCATCCATTCCACTTCAACATGACTGGGAATCTCTTAGGGTATCTATCCTGGAACATGGACTCAGACACTCAACACTGTCCGCACAGATGCCATCGGAGAGCAGTTCCGTTGTGTCAAATGCCACAAATGGAATTGAACCTCCTCGTGGATTCTTGTCCATTAAGAAGTCCAAGAAAGGACCTCTTAAGCAGATTGTCCCTCAATACCAACACCTTAAAAACAATTATACGCTCCTCTGGGATATGCCTGGGAATACTGGTTATATTAATATTGTTGCAGTTATGCAGAAGTTCTTCGATCAAGCAATTTCTGGAAACTGGAGTTACAACCCAGAAAATTATGATAATAATGAAGTTCCTGTTAGTGTGATGGCACAAGATCTTCTTTCTACATATAAGTATGGTTGGAAGACAAGTTATTATCAGAATACATATGATAACAAAACAGATGAAGTTAAGGAGGAATCAGTTAATTTAGATGCCCTTGTCCAAGAACTATTAGAAGCGGAGGAAGATTGTGAATCCTGTAAAATTTAGAACTACTTCAGAGGAACCAAAGAGCATGAATGGAATGACGGTATTCAATACCAATCAAGTTGATTCTAAAAAACAAACTATGTTTTTTGGTCAACCTCTTGGTCTTCAAAGATATGATACCTATAAGTATCCTATTTTTGATAAACTGACACAACAGCAACTTGGATACTTCTGGAGACCTGAAGAAGTTTCTCTTCAAAAGGATCGTTCTGATTATGGTCAACTTAGACCAGAACAGAAGCACATCTTTACTTCTAATCTGAAGTACCAGATTCTTCTGGATTCTGTTCAGGGTCGTGGTCCCAGTATGGCATTTGCACCATACTGCTCACTTCCTGAACTTGAATCCTGTATGAAGGTGTGGGAGTTTATGGAGATGATTCACTCCAGATCTTATACATACATTATTAAAAATGTGTATTCCAATCCTTCTGAAGTCTTTGATTCTATCTTAAGTAATCATCAGATTTTAGAACGTGCAGAAACAGTTACAGAAGCCTATAATGACTTCATCAATTCTGCTCAACATTATGGAACATCTAATGCCTGGATCTTTGCTCAGGAAGGTGCAGGTTCTGCCAAAGAAGAAAGAATAGAACTTAAAAGAAAACTTTATCGTGCTATTGCAAATGTCAACATTCTCGAAGGTATCAGGTTTTATGTCTCGTTCGCTTGCAGCTTTGCATTTGGTGAACTCAAACTTATGGAAGGATCCGCTAAAATTATCTCTCTCATCGCAAGAGACGAAAATCAGCACCTTGTCATTACTCAAAACATCCTCAATAAGTGGAATGAAGGCGATGATCCAGAAATGCGACAAATTGCTAAAGAAGAAGAGGAATGGGTAAAAACTGCCTTTGATACTTGTGTGAATCAAGAGAAGGCATGGGCACAATATTTGTTTAAAGATGGTTCTATGATTGGTCTAAATGACAAACTTCTCAATAGTTATGTTGAATGGATTGCCAATAGAAGAATGCGTGCTATTGGAATGAAACCACTCTATGACATTCCTGCTAAGAATAATCCACTTCCTTGGACTGAGCACTGGATTTCTTCTAAAGGACTTCAAGTGGCACCACAAGAAACAGAAGTTGAGAGTTATGTGGTTGGAGGGATTAAACAAGATTTGAAAAAGGATAGTTTTGCTGGGTTCAAACTTTGACCAGGGTTGACAACCTTGTTTTCATGGTTTAAAATTTGATCAAATGTTATATTTTCTAATAATTAAATATCATGACATCAAAAACATCTTTGGCAGATATTGAACAAAAGCACCCTGGGTTCAGGTATCACTATAACAATAAATGGCAAATTATTGTAAAAAGTGCTTTGCACAGACAAGCACAAAGAAATTCTGAAAGTGAATATCTTAGAGGAATTAAATCAATTATTGAATCAGAGTGGCCTTATTTAAATGATATTGAATTGAATTCTGTTACAGACAGAATTTCTGGAAGATTTAATAATAATATGGACAGGCCAGAATGGAATGAATATAGAAAACTTTTGCCAAATTTATTTAAAAAACATGATAAAAAGCGAAATAAATCTCACGAAACTATTTCTAATTGTTTAAATATTTCAACTATTTTCCAAGAACCTAAAGTAGAAAACTTTGAAATAAAAGAAAAAAAATATACTGTAACAAAAGTAACATCTTCTGGAGAATCTATTTCAGTTCAAGATGTGTATAAGGATGACTTGTCTACAATCATAGAAATGCTTAAGTAAAAAGGAGGGAGGTCTTAGGACCTTCTTTTTTATAAATAACTAAAAAGGATTTTGTGCGTCATGGCAGGACTCAATAACATTAGAGAAGCATATGAGCAAGTTTATTCTGAAGCATTAAGTGCTGATGAAAAGGCACTTAGAAGAGAATTAGCCGCTGATAAGAGAGCAAGTAAAATGGCACCAAGTGTTGCCTCTAAGTATGCAAGCTCAGAAGCACAGTCTGCTAAAAGAGCAGATACTAAGTCAAAGGGCAAGCACATTCATGGAACTGTTGATGAAGAGCATGAGTGTGAAACTCCAAGAACCAGAAAGCCTTCTCAAAGAAAGAAGATGCAGCATCTGAAAGATCTTCTTGATAAGAAAGAAACTCCTAAAGAAGAGTTTGAGATTGAAGAAGGAACTATGGATATTAAGCACTGGGAAATCCCTCAAAAGGAAAGAGATGCTGCTAGAGCAAGAGCACTTGCCAAATCAAAGGCAGCAAGAGAAAAGAAAAAAACCAATAATGAAGAGTTTGTATCAGAAAGAGCACTTGATACAGCAGAAACTGGAGAAAAGGAAAGACTTGTAAAAGGTCTGAAAAAATCTGCTGCAGATTTTAAAAAGAGATATGGTTCAAGATGGAAAAATGTAATGTATGCTACTGCTACTGCAAGAGCAAAAGAGCATATGGATACTTCAAAATCTGATAGAAGATATTCTGTTGAAAGATGAAATTTAATTTCCAGTTTGGAAAGAAACAAAGATCAGTATGGGATTATGCTTTTTGGAGCATAATCCTTTTTTCTTTGGTAACACTGTTATCATCAATGTTTAAAGTGAATGAAAGAATTCTTTGGAGATTATTAGATCAAATACAACGAGAACTTATTAGACTTGATTTACTTCCACAAGATAATATTATCAATGACCTGACTATCAGAACACCTGAACTACTGAATAATAGAATTAAAAATGATGTTGATGATGCCATACGAGCCTATGAGGAATCTCTGCCTCCAGAGACCCCCAGGATGACCAACAAGACCATCCTAGAGTCACTCAGGTCCCCAAGATTCTCTGAGACCCAGAGATTGGTGGTAAAGGATGCCATCTACTATGAGTGCCCTGAAGGAGTGATGGGCATTAGAGGAGCATGGGTTGACAAGGACCCAGAATGTAATTAGAATCACTCTGTTAAGGATGAAGGATAAATAATACCTTTAGATATAATTTAAATGTCCTATGAGAATCCTTGGCGATATCTTGGGGAAATTTTTGATACAGATAATATTCAAGGTAACTTTGGTTTTGTTTATCTTATTGAATGTGTTCCAACAAATAGGAGATATATTGGTAGGAAATATTTTTGGTCTTTTAGAACTCCTAAAGGTAAGAAAAGAAAAGTAAAACAAGAAAGTGATTGGAAAAAGTATTATGGTTCTTGTCCAGAATTAAAAGAAGATGTGAAGAAGTATGGTAAGGAACAGTTTACCAGAACCATATTATCTTTACATTCGACAGTTGGTAAAACCAACTATGAAGAAACACGTCAACTATTCTTAAATAATGTCTTAACTGAATCTCTTGACGATGGAACCCCTATGTACTACAATAGCAATATTCTATCAAGATACTTTAGAAAAGATTATTATGAACAGAAAGGAATTGAAAAAACTTTGTCAGAAGGAACTTGATAGAATTATTGATAGAATGCATGATTTGTGTGCAGAAGGAAGAGCAGAAGATGCTTCATCCCTTTATGAAGAAATTCGTGATTGGATTGTAGATGAAAAAGATATTGAAGTTCTTTCTTTGGACTATATCACGGGTCAATTCTATAATGAATAAATAATCACTCATTATGATTTTTATTATGAGTCTTTGATAATGATTTAGAGCCCAGGAGATTGCCCTCTGAGAAGAGGGAAGTGCGCTTTCTCTATTGGGATGTAGAGTTCAATTAATTTTAATGCAAAACTTCTTTACTGTAGCCATGCCTCTTCTGGCAGCGGTTACAACCAATACGGCAACACTGCCTTCAGTGTTTCCTCCTCAACAAACGAATAATCCTCCTTATAGTATTATTCAAGAGGAGCCTACATCAAAGACAGCAATCCGCGAGGTTGCTCCCGAAAAGCCAAAAGAAACAAGGCTAATGTGTAAAGGGTGTAATGAACATGAAAATGCTACCCTGGCATTCTTCCAGGACCGTGGTATTAAAGACAAAAACGCCCTTGCTACCATCATGGGTAATATTAGACAAGAGTCTACATTTGTACCTAATATCTGTGAAGGTGGCGCTAGGACCTCATATGGTGGTTGTGGAAGAGGTTATGGTCTCATCCAATGGACCTCTTCAAACAGATATTATGGATTGGGTGATTTTGCTCGTAAAAAAGGAGTCAATCCTTCTTCACTTCATACCCAACTGAATTACTTAATTACTGAAATTCAGTGGCAAAGAATTGAAAATAGAATGAAGACCCCAGGCAAAACTATTGACAGATATATGAATTATGCCTATAGTTGGATTGGATGGGGACATCATGGAGCTAGAACATCTTATGCATATGACTATGCTAGACGTCTGGTTGAAACTGATGTATAATTGAATATGAAGGGGAGTCATCCCCTTTCTTATGCGGGTATAGTTTAGGGGTAAAATGCCATCCTTCCAAGTTGGAGTCACGAGTTCGAATCTCGTTACCCGCTTACTTATTGAGTACAGAACAATGTTAAAAATTAGATGTAAAAATTGTAACAAAGAATTAGAATCACATCCAACAAAAACAAAATGTTGTGGATGTGATAATATGACAACAATCAAGGGAGAAAGTATTACTGCAATTGATCTGACACTTGTAGAAATTATTACTTCATCCTATAATAAAAAGAAATCAAACAATCTTCTGACCAGTGAAGATATAGCCTGGCAGGAAGCAAGAAAAAATCGTAAAGTTAGAAAAATGGAGTTTGACATTAAATGAGTTGGGAGTCCCCAAAGTTATCAAAACCAGACATTGAGATGATTACTCTTGCACTGGATGACTACATATATTATTCCAAACAAGATGGAATAGACGTCCAAGAAGCAGAAAAAATATTGTTGAGGTTAAATGACCACCTGCAAAAATTTTAAATGGACCAACACACCTATGAAAATTGGGTGAAAATTAAAGAAACATTTGAAGCATCTGGAAACACAAATAATATGTTTTACAGAAGAGCTTGTGAAATTATAAAAACAAAAAAAGATCCTATGCAAAAGTTTTTAAACTGGGATAATGAAACCTGAAGAAGTTCAAAAAATGATTGATGCTGCCATTGACAAGCACAATAAAACTGCTACAATCATAAGTGCCAGCATTGGTTCAATACTTCTTTTCTTTTATGCACATGGAGTCCTTGCTGTAATTGAAAAATTTAAGTGAAATGACAGAAATTACTGTAGAACAAATTGAAGAAAACTTTGATGAAATTATGGAAAGAGTATCAGATGGCGAACATTTTTTAATTAAGTCTCAGGAAGGTAATGTAGTCATGGTTCCATATCAAGAATATTCTGACTACTTTAATGAATATTTCAATCATGATGAAGCTCCCTAATTAATGTATGGGGGCATAGCTTAATGGTTAGAGCGGCCTGCTTATAACGGGTTAGTCTGGGTTCAACTCCCAGTGTCCCTATAGTCTTGGGATGACTCAAAAAGCACCCTGGTCGGGAAACCCCCTCGTAGTCATGGAGAGACTTTAAAAATCCTG